AGCACGCTGCCGTAATCACCGCCAGTGATGGTGACAATCCGGCTTGGTTTGCCGTCGGCACTGATGCTCTCGTCCAGACTGGTGTCGGTCACCACGCCCCGCATGACAATCTTCGGTTTGCCAACTTGACTCATGTAAATCAATACAACGTCCATGGGCTCCACTACGCTGTAGATGGAGTCGCCATAACCCTGTACTAGCTGATCACCCATTCTGATGGCGAAACTGTTGCTGGGCGTGTTGATGGCTTTCGTGACGGTGACAGAGCTGCCTTCGTTGAGATACGGTGTCAGACTGATTCGTGCGTTTTTCGCATTGGACCCGTCTGAACTGGAGACATTGATACGATTGACAGTCTTGATCAGAACAATGTCAATCCCAGGGGTATGTACTGAAATCATGCTGCTAATGTGCCTGCGGCTTTTGGCTTGGAAACCCACCCAACCTGGTGCGATTGTTGCTGCCGATCCGCACCATTGCCAGAATTGACATTGACGTCGATGGAGTGCTTCTGGTTCGAAAACGCCACCTGGACCATCTGTCGTTCAACCTTGGCCTGCTCGCTGGCCTGGGGGTTGCCATCAGGGATACCTGCCGGCTTCGGAACTTGCAATGGACTGTCGGAGCGTTTTTTATATTTCTCATAGTTCGCGGCTTCCCTCTCGTTGGCGAACTCGACGTGGATGTGCCCCCCTGTGCTTTTTGAGGATGGCTTTTTGTATTCGTCAATAACGCGCCCTTTGACGCCTGCGGCCTCTAACTCTGCCCTGGCTGACGCTGCAGCAGCAGCGCTTTTCTTGGCGTCATTCACAGTGAAATCAAACGCCAGACCCTTTGTGTGCTTGGAATTTGGCGAGTTTTTCTGATGGTAGCGGTCGTTCGCCGCCGTCAACTGTTTGAAGTCGTCTCCAAGAGATGACTGCATTGCATTCGCAAAGTCGAAAACACCTGGCTTGGTTTCGCCGCCTCCAAGATTCTCATCCCGATTTTTGATTCTCAGCTTGCCTGTGCCATCTGCCCCAGCAACAGCCGCCGGCTTTGCTGCGGCCGTCTCAGCCGCCAACTCTGCAGCAGTCTTGCGCCGGACTTCATCAGGCACAACTGGCTGCGATGGCGATGTCGAAGATTTTGGTTTTTGCTCGGACGGGTCAACCCCACTACGAATCAACGATTCTGCGTCTTTCTTTTTTGCCGCCGCTTGCGCCTCGTTCCAAATGGCCGCATCCTCTTTGATTTTGGCCTCATCTGGTTTTCTGGATTGTCGGTTTGCTGTTTCGACCTCGCTGTAGGGCACGGCCTTGTCGCCAAGCTCCTGGATTTGCTTTGTCGCGTTGCGGACCTTGCTTTCGCGCGTACTGTTGGTGGTGCGCATCTCAAAAGCTATCTGGTTGTATCTCCTGTTTCTGGCCTCCACCTGATCAGGATCAATCTCGCCAGACTCGACCATTTGACGTTTCTCGCGCAGTTGGTCGTCCTCTTTGGCTGCAGCGATTCTTTTTGCCGCTTCAGAGTCAGGAGCCATTTTTTCCACCAGTGCGGAAAGCAGCTCATTGCTTTTTACAGAGGCAGGAATTAACAACGCGGCCAACCGGTCGGTTGCATTGGCTGTCTTGGTGGCGCTTTCCTGTATCTTCTGGCCTTCCGTTTTCTCGCGCTCTAAAGTGGTGCTGAATTTCACCAGAGCGTCCTGCAGCTTGGCGCCGTCCATTCCAACCATTGACGCCAATTGAGACTTCTGGTCGTCACTCAAGTCGGCTCGTTTATTAAGGCCGGCCCGGATGGACTCCAGTTCACCTTTGTCCCCTTTTGCGTGCGCAACGTCGGCCAGCATGGTGTAGCCATCGCTGGACATTTTATTGAGGTCAACACCTTTGTACTGGCGCGCCATGGCCAGCGTGTCACCCAGCTTGCCCTCTTTTTCCATGTTGAGGAAAGTGGCCGCTTCATTGGGATTCAGATTCAGGTGGTTTGAGAGGGTGTTAATCTCAAGCTCTTTGTTCCCGCCAGAATTGTCCTTGATCATCTTGATCAAATCTTCCAGCCCGGTGCTGCTGCCTTTGTGGCCAAGCATCTGCCCGCCTGTGTACTTGTTGACGGGGTTGTTCGGGTCACCAAAAACCTGATCGTTGGTGGCCATCATGCCTGCAGCCTCTCGCATCTTGACGCCCATCAGGCCAAGACGATCGCCGCCAAGCGCCATGAACTGCAGAGTTTTAGAGGCCTCTCCTGCGCCACCGCCAGACTGAAACGATGCATCTGCACGCGCCATCAGACTGCGCGAATTGCCAATATCCAGACCTGGCGTCTTGGACCCAACCATCGCGGACAGCATGCCAGCGTAACCGTCCAGGTTGCCAGCCGTGAGGCTACGGTGCGCTGTGTCGCTGCTAAACCCCTGGATGGCGGACATCAGCTCGCCGGCGTTTAGAGTGGACCCGGTGCGCTTTAGTGCCTCAGCGAACTGAATGCCCATGATGCGAGCATCCGACTTTTTATCACCAATGCTCTGGTCTCTTCGCAAGCTCGCAATGAATCCGGCGCCTTGCGCTTCATCAACGCCAACCGCCTGTGCCAGACCAACCCCTTCGGACGCCTGATCTACTGCGCCTTTGTTGGTCTTGGCAATGTTGGCGAATTCGGTGGTGATTTTTCTGGATGTTTCGTAATTCAGGTTGAACTGATCGCCAACCATGCGGCTCTGGTCCCGCAGCTCGCTGAAGCTGTCAGCCGTAGTCCCGAGCGAGCGCCGGAATTTGTCGATGTCAGTGGCCAGCACTTTCTCGCGGTCAATGCCTTCATTGACCGCGCTGGCCGCCTTGTAGATTCCTGCCGCGACAAGGCCGATCCCGGCGCCTGCCGCCAGCCCTGCCATGCCGCCTCCTGCAAGCATGCCGCCCATGCCGCGCCCGGCCATGCCCTCGGCACCCATAGATGCCGCTTGATTGATTGCGCCACCCCCCAGTGGGGACAGTTGCTGCGCGGCATAACCGAGCACTTTGGCGCTTTTTGATTGCGGTGTATCTGGCCTTTTTGGCCTTCTTGGAGGAACCGGGTCAGGATTTGGTTGGTTCGGATTTGGCGGGTTAACCGGAGGGTGCTGTCGCCCTCCGGCGCCAAGATCATTTGCCGTCAGCCCGGTGACTGAAGCGCCAGTGCGCGCACTGAGTCTGCGCAACACAGACATCAGGACTTTGTCCAATGTTGCCTGCAGCTTCTGGCTGTCACTTTCCAGCAGCCTGCCATTGATCTGCTCGGGTGATCGCACCGCGCCAGCCCCGCCAGGCTGCGTGCTCAATTGCTTGCCGATGCCGCTGCCCTTGGTGTCTCGCACCAATAACTGGAATTCGGCCCGAATGGCCTTTAACGTCTCAACATCATCTTGGCTGAAAAGAGTAACCGGCTTGCCAAGCTCCGTGCTCCTGCGCTTCAGGAACTCGTTAAGCATGCTGGTCAGACCAGAGAAATCTTCAGCAGCATCTGCCGCCGATCTCCCCAGCTCGTTGATGGCAGCAGCGGCCTCGTTTGTTTCGACTTTAATGGGTATCGACTCAGCCATTGCTTATGTCCTCAAAATCATCATCAGGAGGAATGCCCATCTCGGCATCCATGGCGGCTACCTCTTCGTCGAAGTTGTCGGTGTCCTCTTCCCATTCGCTGTCCGGTTTGTCGTAGTAGTAATGCGCCCAATACTCAGTCAGCATCCCCTCTTCTGTCATATCCAGATAGCGCGGATCAGCGGGCGGGAGTGAATACTTTCGTCGAAACCAGAACCGGACGGTCTTAGCTACTTCTTTGGCGTCCTCTTTGCAATCACGATCCCGGTTTATCTCGAAAATCGGCTTCCTTCGCGCGGATAGCGTCAAAGACGTCTATCATCTGCGCGTAGGAAGCATCCTCTTGTGGGTCAAGTTTTTCGATGTCCCAGCCGGACGGAGCCGACACGACAAGAACCTTTGCGGTTGCAAAAGCACGGGCGTAGTAATGCAAAAAGTCGGTTGGTGTTTGCACGCCTTCAGTCAAGCGTGAGTACTCTGCCGCCACCGCAAACTCGTCGCGCATGGTGCGCCGACCAATCGTAAACGACCCCAGGCCTTCCACCTGCACCTGGAAGTCGTTAGGGGCTGCGCGCCTCATGCCGGCTGCCCAGTCACATCAAGCGCCTTAAATTGGCAGTTGGCGCTGACAATCTTGTGGGCACTGATTTCGAGGTCACCGGAGTCATAGCTGCAGTTCAAGTAGGTGCGCAGCACGCCCTTGTCTTTGTCAGTGATGACAATATCGACCACCACACCATTGAGAGTGATGGCGCCATTTTCAGGGGTCACCCCGGCCTGCAGCAGCGACTTTGTGTAAAGCACCATCGACTGTACCGATAGCGAATGCACGGCGGTGGTTGGCACATACTCGATGACATGAATGTCACCAATGCCAGATGCCTGCTCTAAACCGTAGTTGTCTGAGGCGCGGATTGAGCCGATTAGGCCCACGTCTTTGCCACCAATTTTCACGGTGATTTTGTTGCCAGTGCGGACTTGTAGATTGGTTGCCATTTTGTACTACTCAAAGAGTTGCTATGGCTTCCAATACTTGTGTCACGACCGAATTAGCAGGCCGGACTGCCAAATAAAAAAACCCGGAAAACCGGGTTCCTTGTTTCGGCATTACCGACTAGGTCGCTGCCAGCGAGCTACCAGCGTAAGGCACCGCATACACCGTGATCGGGATGTAATTGATGGGCAACACCGGGCTGGCCTGGAACTCGATGCGCATTACGTCACCTTCCTGTGATGCGCTCAAGTTCTTGAATGGCGGGTTGACCGTATCTCCAGCCAGCACGCCTGGCCCGCTTGGCTCTGGCCGGGACAGTTCCAGCAGCGCCGCCTTGACCATCTCCAAAGCCAACGCCAGAGATTGCGGGTTGTTTTTCGAGCCGCGTAGCTGCTCTACTGAGCCCCGGACCTTGCGCATCATGAAGTCGCATGCAACGCCAACCGACACTTCACGGCGGTTGTAGTTGTCATTGATCATCCAGGTGGAAATGGACTGCAGGACTTTGAAGCCTTCTGGTGTGTCTTCAATGCACAACACCCCGCCCAAGAGCAGACTGTCGGTATCCGACGGGTTGCGCAGTTTGCGCTCAAGCCCGGCAATCTTGATGCTCTTGTTGGTCAGCGGGGTGCCGGGGTTCAAGCCGGAAAACGCTGCTGCAATCATGGCCGCCGCAATGTAGGGCTCAAACAAAACCAGTTTCCCGTACTGGTCATAGTCATAGATGCCAAGATGCGTGAGAGATGTGCGGTCGCTGTTCAACGTCTTGGCGGCTAGGATTGCGTTCGCGTCAGTGGTTCCTGATGTCGTTCCGCAGATGCAGCGCCGCTCTCTGCGCCCAATGTTTGACATATAAGCCGCATGCGCGTCCGCCATCGAGTGGATGGCAGCCAGGCCAGATAGCGGCACCACCCATTGAACATCTTCTGACTGCAGGACGTCAAAGGCTGCTGCCCATTCGGCATTTGTCACCAGACCGTCCGAGCCGCCAGAAAGATAGGTAAAAGCCAGGGGCGCTGGCACTTTGGTGGCTGTTGCAGACCGAGTGGCCGTGACAAATTCCTCGCCCAGTGAGTTAAACCAGTCAACGACAGCCTGCAGGTTTGCTGAGACATTCACCGGGGCAGTTTTAATGTCCTGGCTGGTCAAACCGTCCAATCCATTGACAGACGGCTTATCGCCATTGCCGTCAAGAACAGCCGCCGCAATTCCGGTAACTGCATTCAGTCGATCAACAAGCATCTGCACCGTGAAGTAGGTATTCAGGTCAATCGTCGTGGTGACGGTGTCCAGCAGCAAGCTGACTGCGGTGTTGCCAACCGTGATGGTGCCAGTTCCCGTGCCGGAATATTGAACCGAAAATGCAGACCGCGCCACATCGTCTTTGGATGTGTACGATGTGCCAAATTGCGTTGTCAACTTCAGCCCGGTATTGGTACCAGCCTCGACTTTGACCTTAATCTGGTTTTCCAGCAACCCGTAATTCGTTGACTTTAGATCAATGGCGTCCCCAGCAGAAGCGTCCTTCAGCGTCAAGGATGCCTGTGTTGCCGGGTTAACCCGGACAACCGTGATCTTGGCGGGTCCATTGCTTTGCGCGGACGCATTAAAGGCGCGCTCAACGGCCCGGAGCAAATCGCCGCCGCGCAGGATCGCCTTGGCCTCGGAAGTAGAGCCAAATACCAGCGCTTTGTTTGGCGCGCCACCGTCAGACCGGCCGATCAGGGCCAAGTTGTTGCCATCGGACGGCTTGCGTCCATACATCCGGCTGTCATCCACAACCGACATGACGGCGGGAGAAATCCACTGACGACCATTGAAAAATAAAGCCATGTCCCTGCTCCTTTATGCGGGTTGTTTTTCAAAAATGGCAAAGGCTGCGGAAAAATCCGCATCGCTGCCGTTTGTCTTTTCTGCTGCTTTCTGAGCTTGGTAAAAGCCTCCGATCATTTCGGGTCCGACTTTTGATGCAGACAGGCGGGCACAGAACTCATCGAGCGACAAGTCAAAACTCGTCGGCGCGGGCGCCTGGTTTGCTTTGCTGGCAGCCTTGGCCACTTGTTCATTACTCATAAAAACCCCTTAAAAAATAAACTTAGCAACATAAACAATCGTTGTCCAGCACGATGCTGCCGACCGTTGCGCCGCCAGACGTGCCTCCAGACGTTCCCGGACGGGAAAACACAACATCGCCAACAAGCCCGGACTCGTCGGTAGCCACGGTCGCCGCCGTGCAACCCAATCGCATCATGGTCTGATAGACCGGGACGTTCATGGATTGCGTGTCTTCAGTGTCCTGCACCGACTGCACCTCAAACATCTGCAGCCCAAGATCGTCAAACACATGCAGGTTGGCCGCCACAGCAGAGGCCAACCCTTGTCGAAGGACGTTTCTCTCTTCGGCATTCAGCGACCAGGCTGACACCTCCAGGGTCACAGCAGACAGCCAGCCCTGCATCTCGGCAACCCCATCTTCAATCAGCACATCGCTGCCCATTACGTCCCCCAGTGCATGCACAGAAGGAGAGCTGCCGCCAAAGAGCACCGTCACCACAGGAAACTCTGCCCCTTGGGTGTAAAAAGGGATTGACATGACCGGAAGCGACGTCTTGGTCAGAGCCAACTTCCCGCGAGCGATCATGGCGTTGAGCGTCAGGTCCAGCCGTTCCCGCACCAGCTCCTGAACGTCAACACTGAGGTCGTCAAAGGTTGCGGCCGGGACAGCCGACAAGACAACAGGCTCCGCCCAAACATCACCGATGCGCCCGAAAACTGCGTAAAAGTAAGTCACGCCATTTGCCAGCAAACGCGCATCAGTCAGGAATCTGTCCGCCCCATCATGAACACGAAATGCGCCCGGGTCATCCGCCCCAGCAAAGTCATTGGTTTCTTTGCGCAGAATGCGCCACCGAGACTCGCCCGCAGTCGGCTCGACGATGATGCGGATCGCATTACCGCAACTGAGTGCTTGCAGAGAATTGAATTTCATGTCGTTATCTTGGTGTCACGACCAAGAAAAAGCCCGCACAGTGGCGGGCTCTTGTTTGGCTGTTTGCGATCAGGAAGGATCAGTCTTTGCCTTGCCATGCTTGGCGGGCTTGGCCGATTCTTCGTTCTCAGGCCCATCCTCAACCACATATCCAGGAATCCCAGAGAACTGCGCAGCCGCATCTGCCGGAACACCAGTAGCGATAACAGTACCGTCGTCTTGACGCGCAAAAGTAACGCCACTGATTAGCTCGCTGGCATTGGGGAGTGAACAAGTGACTTTCATAAGTACCCTTTATGGATGGTGAGCAGCCTCTCAAGAGGCTGCTGCGCTTTTATACCGTGGCGTGAGGGCGCCACACAGCCTTTGACGGAAGAACATTCTTGATGTACCCGTGGTGCTTCGGCTTGGTCACGCGCAGGTAACCAAACAGGAACTGGAACCACGAATTCACAGGAACTCCGCCGATACCGAAAGGCAGCGGAATCTTGGTCATCGGCTGGAATTGACGCCAGCCGATTGCATCACTCGAGGCGTTCATGTTCAAGCATGGGACGGACACGGTGCCAGGAATATCGAGGTTGTAATCGACAAACGTGGCAGCCTTGGGAATCACCTTCACCAGACGGAAGTCAGCGGCCACAGTGCCGGCACCGTTCTGTTTGGAGCGGTAGATGGCGTAGCCGGACTCGGCGCCACCAGCGGACGGCGTAATCGTCAGCGTGACCTTTTGACCAGAAGCCACCGCCACCTGGGCAGCAATGGTGATCGCAGAGTTACCTTCACCTGTCGGGCCGACACCAGCCACGGCGTAAATGTAGTTGCCGGCGCGGGCAGTGTTGAAGGTGCTGGTGCTGGTGGCGTCAGCGGCAGCTACGGCTGACACGGCTGCAGGCTTAAACGCCGCATTGGCAACAGCAGTAGCAGGCCAGGTCACTTCGATGGGTTTGGCCATCGGGAAGTCGCCATGGTGCAGGAACGTGTCGATGTTGGTCTTCAAAACACCCTCGGTCAGACGGATGCCCTCAACATGGCCGCCAACGGTCAATGTCGTGTTTTGCTGAGTGCTCCAGCGGAATGCAGGGTCCAGACCCAGGTTCAAGTCAGTCTGGACGGCAGTCGGCAAGAACGTCTCGGTGATGCGGCCCCAGTTGCCGTAGTCTTGAATGGCCGCCTGCAGTTGGGTAAAGGGCTCCACCGATGTCAGTGCAGCGCCATTCATGTTCACCACATGATCAGACGAGCACTTGCCAGCAGCGACAGCAGCGTCGATCTGGGTGAAGATGCCATCGAACTGCGTCGGGCAAGCGGCGGCATTGCCGTTGAACAGCAGGTACTCAGCGTCAGTCAGCAACTGCAATGCGCCGTTGCGCTCTTCCACCGCCATGGGCTCGGCCAAGTTCTTGCCGATGTTGAGCACATAGCCGACTTGACGCAGGGTCATCAGGAACTTGACCATGCCGATCTCACGGCTGTAGTCACCAGAGGCAGAGCGGACAACACCCATCTGGGAATTGGTCGAGCCGCCCAGCACGCCACCAATCGAATTCTGGCGGGTGTATTCATCAACGATGTTGGTCGCGTTGGTTTGCTGCAGCTTTTTGAACAGCACAAAGTGCTCCTCTTCCTGCACCACGGTTTTCATGGCCGTGTCGAGCGACTGCACACCCATGGCGCCGCCGCCTGTCAAGGTGGAAACGTCAGTCTGGTAGTTGCTGGCAGTCAAGGCCTTCTGCAGTTCCTGGACATCGCCAAGCGCGCCACCTTTTGATCCGCCCAGCATCGGTGCGCCGCCAGCTTGCATGCCGGCAAATTGGGCCATAAGTTCTTGAGGGTTCATGGAATACTCCTAAGTTTTGAAACTGTTGCGCCGGTTATTCGGCAAAAATCTTGTTGATCAGGGCTGCGTCAATTGCCTCGTTGTGACGCAGGGACACGTCGCACACCGTCAGGTCTTTGCCAGAGATGCGGCCAGCGTTGTACGCAGCGTTTGCCTTCATCATGAAGGTGCTGGTGTCCATGGGAGCCGTAGATTTGGCCATTGTGGCGTTTGGCATGGTGACGGACTTGCGCCCTGCACCTTGGTTGGCCAAGTCGGACAGGTCAGATTGCAGCGACTTTATGAGTGCGCCTTGCGACTTGATGACATCGGTCAGGATGGTGATGGATTTGGTCAGATCAGCTTTTTCAGCTTCGGCGGCTTTGCCAAGGGCTTGCACCTCTTCATGCAGTGACTTCACCAGTTCGGTGCCGTCAATGGCCTCGGTTTCTGTGCCGTCTTCGCCCACCAAGGTAAACGACTTGCCAAAGGGTTTGCCTTCATCGCCATCAGCCCCTGCCAGGGGTTTTTTCTTTTTGGCAACGGGTTTGCCGTCAGCATCAAGTTCTTCGTCATCTTGATCATCTTGGCCGTCAGCCGCAGCGGCTTGAATGGCTTTGTCGTCAGCATCAGCAGCATAGCCCTTTTGCAGTGTTTCAAGTTCGTCAAGAAGTTGCTCGTATGACATTTTCTGTTCCTATAAAAGTTTGTTACTGACGTTTGGCCCTTGACTTGTTGATGCCTTGCAAGAACTTTTCGACCCACTCTGATGCTTGATCAGCGGGCAAGCCATAAGCAGCCATGACGTAGTTTGTAATGTCACGACCGGTTTTCTTTGCCAAAATGTCGCGCGACAGCCGCTCACGAAAATCAAAGTAGCTGTGAATGCCGGTATCAAGTGACTGGGTTGCCAAAGCCTGCCCGCCTGTCATGCCAGCCGAATTCGTGGCGTAGCCAGCTTCAAGTGCCTTGTTCAGAATGAAGCCGCCGTAGGCTTTGGCGAACGTGCCAATGGGCAACGTAGTAGCCGCACCCAGGTGCTGATTCACGGGATTCAAGCTCAAAGCCAGGTTATTCCAGCGAGTCTTCGTGATCACCGGAATGCGGTCTTTGGTCTTGGGGTCAATGCGAATCTCACGACCATTGGTCAAGACCGACCCACCCACCGAGGCGTAATAGCGGTCAGGCGGGGTCATCTTGGTGAGCCCATCCCAGACTTGATTGGCTTGTTCGGCCAATCGTCCGTCACCCTGGCGCAACTGAGCCTTGACGATAGTCTTGTCGCCATCAAAGCGCACGGCTACCGGCTGACCAATAATCCACTTCGGGCAATCCTCTTGCGGGATGCCGTATTTTTGCGCCACAGAAGGCATGGACTTATGGTCCAGATCGACCACGCCAAATTTCAGGAAAATGTCCAGTGAGTCCTTCAGGGCTTTGGACAGAACAATCTCGCCTTCCTGATCGCGCGCTTCAGTGGAGGCTTCAACATAGATGATGCGCTCGTTGTCTTCCACGGCTGGACGCGCTTTCATCAGCGTGTCAAAGCGCACGAAATCGGGCAATGTGGCAAGTAGCTCTTCGTCAGTCATGACGGAAAGAATGCCGTCACGACCAGATTCAAGTCTGCAATGTGCGCAGCAACGCCGCCCGTTCTTTGGTTAAGTCAAGGTATTCGTCAGCCGCAGCAGGGTCCGTGATGGCCGTCTTGCGCACCACATCCATGCGCGCCTGAACTTGCTTGAAGCGCTCTGTTGCGCCCGTGGCAATGGCCTTGTCTTGCGCTGCGCACTGGTTTAGGGATGACGTGGTTTGGCCGATACGCTTGCGCAGTTCAGCGGTGGTTTGATCGTGGTTCATGCCTTGGCCTTTTTGAAGAAGATGATGCGGGGTTGGGCTTTGGTCATGATGGGGTTTGTGCCGTCGAATGCGCCGTTGTTGCCAATGGCGGATTTGATCTGGGTTGGTTTTTTGACAGAGTAAGCATACACGTCACCAGTGAAGCCCAATTCCACAAACCCGTTGAAGTCCCCGTTTTGATAGGCATCCCAAACGTGCATCATTGACTCTTTCCTGCCATCAAATACCCGCAACTTTTCTGCCTTAACAAACACTGGAACGACGTTTGCGCCAGATGGATACCCTCTTGGGTTTACCACCCCTCCAGATGCATAGGTGTTTGCAAGCTCCGGCGTTGGAGCCATCCAGAAGCCGGGCAGTCGCTGATCGGTTTTTGGGTCATACCGATCAATGTCGCGCGTTGTCCCGTGGTACAGAACCTTGGGCTCGCCGTTCGCGTCAACGACTTTTGAGACACCAGATTCAAAGTCAAGCCCATTGACAGCAGATGCCAGTTGGCGTACAGTCATACCCAACGGTTCCGATGGAGTAGGCAGCGGATTCTGAACATGTTCAGAGTCTTTCAAGCCATACACTTCGGGGCCGTTATTTATTTCAAGTGCAGCTATGTCATAAAACTTGTGTGGCGCACTTGCTACGCGCTCCAATGCCTCCCTGATCGTTATCTTTGCAGAGTAGGTCTTGCCTGCGACAGATAGTGGAGCCACAAGGGTATGAAACATCTGTGTGTCGCGCAATCTACGCGCATCTGGCGCAACCTCCTGCACCTTGATTGCCCGCTGTACCAACTCAGGCAATGCTCGCACCATTTCAGCTTTCCAGCCAGTTCTAAGATTTCCAGATGTGGCAAACGCTGTGCTCTTGCCTTCAGATGCAAACATCACCGGTACGCCCATATCCTCGTTGATGGTAGGTGGCTTACCTTGAAGGTTTTCCGAATACCATCCTTGAGCAAGCAATCGCAAATCTTCCTTGCTGCCCGTCCAGCCTTCCAAAACGAGTGTCACAGG